CCATAACTCCCAACTATGCTGCACCTGATGGTGCTCAGTTCGGGAAGACCCTTACAAGAAAGTTGTGGCACCCCATTAATCGGAAAGTTCTTTACGATGATGATGAGGAGGGTGCCGATGTTAATGGCTCTGGTTGGTCTGCTCAGACACCCGAGAGTCTCGGAAATTATTATGTGTTGGACATATTTTCTACGGGGCAATACATTGAAGGATCCAACGATCAGGTTGGTACGTATATGCCGGAGTCGACAACATATTGGCATGAAGCTAGCTAGTTACATGACAAATGGGGTCTATCACGTTCACAATGACGCAATTGTACATCAACCAATCGTAGTCCACCCCTTTAGCGAAGTGTGGGTCCTCGTTCATGCACATGATCGAGGGTTTGCCCCAGTAGATCGTTCGCTTCTTTCGGTATTTGTCCGTTATGACAAATTGTTTTTGTGCGCCTAGCCATCCCTTGTATGAGTGGAAGTACTCAAATCCTCCCTGGATGTCGTCGAAGACGGCGTATTTGCAATCGTCGGAGAACTCATCCATGTTGAATTGGAGGTTGAAGTACGCGTGTTCACCGAGTGATCTGGCGTATAGTGTCTTCCCGGTTCTTGTGGGTCCCCATAGAATGAGTGATTTAACTCTGCTTACGTTAGCACGTGAGGCCAGCCGTAGAGGGAGGGGCAGGGGCCCCCCCGAATACCGGAGGCTGGCTAGCAGGATGCGCCACCCCCCAAAGCAAAGATCAGTACGGCTGGTGTCGCCGCAGAGCGACGCTTTCGAAACAACTTACCTCTCGGGTCTACAGTCCCCAATGGCTGCCTGATTCTCCCACTCGGAGATCTCAGGATAGCGTTCTCTCTCCACAGTGATATGCGGGGCCTCGTATTGCGGCTTCTCCTCGGGGTAATAAAGATTGGCGTATTCGAGGATGCGCTGATTGGATAACAGCCAATCTCTTGGAGCCTGCTCACGTACCGCTGACAGAAATGATTCTTTAGTGTCGCAGCTGATGATATCAGCCCACTTATTTGAATCAGTCCCATCACGTGAGCTAGCCTCTGCTGGTGGCTCCCCGTGGTCAAGTCGGATGTCTCCATCCTTGCCGACATAATCGAAGACCTTGTGTGGAGTTCGACGAACCGATTTGATATTTCCGTGAGCTCCAAAGTAATCGAACGCAGTAGCCGAGTTGATAGACACAATCTTGTCGAAGCCAAGATAAACGTGGTAATGGACTCCTCCATCCGCATGGCGCTCTCGTCCGAGTCGACAGCATAGAGGATTGCCAAAATCCGCTGTGACACGTTCAAGGAAAGTAGTTCCATCGTCGAATCGTGGTTGGACATTTTCGGCGACTTGGGGAAACGTAATGATGAAGTTCCTAGCTCGGCAGCGGAAACGAGGCATTTTAAACTGCGTTATCACGTGAATGGTCACGAAGGGAGAGAATCTGTAATATTATTTCTCTCCCTATAGCAGTTTGACCATTTGACCATTGCTGCCTATAAATACCCCTCACCGCCCCGTCGTGAGGCATTTTTTATCCAATAAAAAATCATGGCTTTTCGGAGGAGATCATTCCGTCGCACAGGCCGCTCGTACCGTCGACGTGGCAACGCTCGGACCTCTCGTGGTCGGACGTCGGGTAGAGGCGGTTACAACCGTCGACGTTATACTGGTCGTCGTCGCAAGATGACTAGTCGTCGTGTTCGTGATATTGCGTCTCGGAAAAAATATGACACTATTTTTGGAGCGACTTCCAATGATGTCCAGTCTACTGGACAAGCGAACATTTTTGCTGGCACCAACTATTTCATGTGGTGTCCTACGTGGCGCCAGCGGCGCACGGCCTCTACTGATGAGCACGTACGTGCCAATCAAGAGGTTTTCATGCGGGGCATAAAGGATCGTATCATGGTCTCCGCTACGTTCTCACTTATTCATCGTCGGGTGTGTTTCTGGTCACACCGTCGTATCGACGATGCACGGCCCTTTGTCTTTGACAATCCTGATGTCATTGACGCACCTTCTTACCAGCGTCGCAACCTGGTTGCCCTTTATCCGAATTTGGATGAGGAAATCTTTGAGTACCTGTTCAAAGGTACGGTCGGGTTCGACTACTCCGAGAATTCCCGATGGGATACCCCGCTCGACAATAAGCGGGTCAAGGTGGTGTACGATAAGCAGTACACCATAACTCCCAACTATGCTGCACCTGATGGTGCTCAGTTCGGGAAGACCCTTACAAGAAAGTTGTGGCACCCCATTAATCGGAAAGTTCTTTACGATGATGATGAGGAGGGTGCCGATGT